TATCATACCAATGACGCAGTTCTGGATACTCGTCAAATGCTTGGTCGTCTGTCATCGTACTCCGCTGGCCAATACTATACGAGCAATGTGTTCGAGGCGTTCGATATGCTCGTAAGCTCTCCACGGGCTGGTATCAATAGCCACTACACCGTGTCCTTTAATTCCTACAATATCATACTTGATGTTACCATCGCGGTCCAGTCCTAGATTTTTATGACATTCGTCTGCCAGTTCTTGACTGATGGGCGGTACATCTCCTACGTTTGGTGCTACACGAGTATAACGATTCAGTTCCGGAAAGCTATCACTAATGGTTGAGAGATCAATTCCCGCATGCATGGCAGCAATACAGTAGGTAGGATGCACATGTACCACCACCCGCACTTCGCCGGCATGCTGTCCCATTTTCCTCTGTAGCCCAAAGTGCAGAGGTATTTCTCCACTGGGTTTCAGCGCACTGCTTATGTCGCTGTAGGGCATTTCTTCCCAGGAAAATTCTGGTTCATCAAACATGTTGTTGATGATACCAATCTTCTTGAATTGATCAGGTTGCAGAGTCTGCTTGCGCACACCACTTGGCGTGATATAAAAGTGATCTCTATCGTGATGTCGAATACTCACATTACCATCTCTGCTGGTAATCCAATTACGCTTGTAGGCGTCTTCTAATACTTCACAAATAGTTTCTAACATTATTATCCTTTATACTCTAAAACTACTACCGCACCCACAACGGTCACGTTCGTTGGGATTGATGAACTCAAAACCTTCATTGAGTCCGTTGCGTACCCAATCCACTGTCATGCCATCCAAGTATGCTTGAGACTTGGCATCTACCAACACTACAAATTTGGACTGTGCGTAGTTGGTTACTCCCGCCTCTGGTTCATACTTGTCTACATATTCTAATGTGTAGGCCAAGCCACTGCAACCAGTAGTTTTTACACCCAGTCTGATACCCACACCGTGTCCACGCTGTGCCAGCATCTTGACGACTCTAGCTTGTGCTGTTTCAGTAACTGCGATCATGTGGGCTCAGATTTTTGTTGTTTGCTAACATAATCTGCTATCGCGGATTTAATGCAGTCTTCGGCCAGGATTGAACAATGTATCTTAACTGGCGGCAAAGATAGTTCTTCGGCTATGGCACTATTTGTAATCGCCGCTGCTTGCGCTAGAGTTTTACCTTTGACCCATTCTGTAACTAAACTTGAACTGGCAATGGCCGACCCACAATTATGGGAGCCGACTCTGTTTGAGAAGAATACATGTGCGCCTTCCTCTAATTTAAGGTCATAAACCACAACATCCTTGCCGTCACGCTCACACCCTCTTAGTTGATTGCAATGAGTTATTTTTTCCACAGATACAATTTTCATTCCGTTATGAATAAAATTCTGTACTTGAGGCAATGCATGGTCGAAGTCTTCGACGGCTAAAAATAAAGAATCATATCCAGCTGTAGCTAATTGTTCTCTGCGATTTGATACATATATAGATTCTTCTGACCTATCTTGCATAAATTTAGGCATGCGTTTGGTATAAACTTCGATGCATTTTTTCTTGCCAGGAACAACAAAGTCTGGACTAACTGGCCCAGTACTTGATTGTATCCATACTTTACCTGAACACCATCTTGCAGCCACGTTGTTGTTTTCAAACAAGTTAATATATTTTTGTTCTATGCTAGTTGGGACGGAACGGTCTATATTCGCCATACCTTGTCTCCATTTATCCACATATGCAGGATCTTTCCAATTTTTTCTGGAGGCTTCTGCCGATCGTTGTTTTTTTAAAGGTAAATCCTTGCACACATATCCTGGCTGATTTTGCGGTAACACAGAGTGGGCAAACTGTGTATTCCACTCGGTCATTCTTTTGCTGTTCTTTTCTTTCAAATCAACTCTGTGTCGATTGTTAGTGAGAATCCTTAACTCATGTTCAGTGATTTCATACAGTTCTTGCCCAGCCACTAGTTGTTGTGCCTCCACTGGATTGTTATCAGCGTTCCAAAAAATATGTTCTTTTGTACATATTAGACTAAAAGTTTTAGATTTAATATTTTTTCTACTTGTTTCTCTTTGAAACGTTACTACTAATAAATCATCAATTGTAACTGAATGTTTGAGTACCGCTCGAATCTTTTGATTAACGATGTTAGTTCCGTTCCACGCTAATACTTCGTCACCAACTGATAACTCACTTATTTTTTTTGATTTAGTTGGAGTATTGATCAGCGCATTACTAGTTAGACATCCATAGGCTTTGAATTTGGCGTCTACAATGACTCCGTCCTCTACCTTGATCTGCAGTTTCAAAACGTCCCCGCACGCCGGGGCCCCGACTAGTCCTGTGCCAACACTGTCATCGCTAACATCTAATTTTCCCACATTTCTGGGATTTTCGTAATGGTCAAGTACTTGAGTTGAATAAGACATATTGCTCCTTAGCTAAGTTTAGCGTTGATTATGTTCCAATTGACGATGCGCCAAATGTTGTGTAGATACTGCTTCTTGTCTGACTGATAGTCCAGAGCCCAGGCATGTTCCCACCAGTCAATCAGCAGCACAATGTCTTTCTTGATTTCATGATTCTTAATGGTTTTGATTGAGCCGTCGCGAGCCAAGTACACCCATCCTGACCCTTGTATCTTCATAGCCACAGTTTCAAATTGTTTCTTCATGGCATCAAAAGACTTGAAATGCTTTTTGATAAACTCTAGTGATTGACCAAATGGGTCGTTACTGCTTTTTGGTATTTCAAACTGTGTGAAGTATATATCATGTAGAAATGCGCCAGCTTCGTTGAAATCTGGATCACCGTCGCCCTTGTTGAAACGTTTGACATATCCTGCGTACAGCTCACCGTAGTGATAGTCCAGAGTGTCTTCGCTCTTGACCGGCTCCAAGTCATCACGCTTGTATGGCAAGGGAGTCTGTACCAGTGTTGTAGGTGTATGTGTACCTTCTTGTAGAGTATATTTGATAAAATTATACATAGTGGTATCCTAGAGCTTGCAGCTTTCACATCCTTCTTCGTCATCAAAATTGATGGGTTCCATCATAGCAGGTGCATCTTCTGCCACTGCTTTGGATCCTGCCTTGTTGATTAGGCTGTAGTAGAATGTTTTTAATCCCCACATGTGTGCCTGCATCAGATTCTTGGCAATCAGTGTTGTAGGAACTTTGCGTCCTTCAAAGTGTGCAGGATTGTAAAATGTGTTTGTTGAAATACTTTGATCCACATAGGCTGCAATCACTGCGGCTGTTTTCAAATAGCCATCACAGTCTTTCTGTTCCCACATGAGCTGATACTTGTTCTTCAACTTGTGGTATTCTGGCACAACTTGTACAAACGATCCTGCTTTTGATTCTTTAGTACTGATCAAACTCATGGGCATTTCAATACCATTTGTGCTGTTGATAACAACACTGCTGGACTCCACTGGTGCCACTGCCATCAGAGTAGCATTGCGTACACCGTGCTCTTTCATGTTGCCTCGCAGTGTTTCCCAGTCCAGTTCTGGTGCAAAGTCCGCCAGTTCGTTCACACCAGCAGCACGCAGTTCCCACGGGAAGGTGCCCTGCCCATAGCGTGTCTTGTCACTGTCCAAACAACGGCCACGTTCGCGTGCCAGTTCAACTGTTGCTTCGGTAAGATAGAAAGCCTGGTGTTCCATCCAACTCTTGACATCTCCCAGTGCATCTTTCTCACCGTACTTGAGACCACGCTTGGCATGCCAGTAGGCTAGGTTAGTGATGCCAATGCCTAGTGGACGAATCTCGTCATTGCTGAGTTTGCTTTGAATACTTAAGAAATCTTGGTAGTCCAGTATATTATTAAGGCTGCGGTGCAGTATACGGCAAGCGCGACGCATGTCTTCTGGATTGCGGAAGGCTCCCCAGTTGATCGACCCCAAGGTACACAGGGCAATTCTGCCCTCGGCGTCATCTAGGCGTTTGAAACTCTTGGTAGGCAGCAGGATCTCACAGCACAAGTTACTTTGATAAATTGTATGATACTCAGGATCAAACGGGCCTTGCTTCATTACGTTGTCAATAAACACTAGATAGATGCGGCCAGTGTCAGTACGCTCTTTTAAGATACCGCTTTTAAATACTTCTTCGGCACTCATTGTTTTCTTACGTAGGCCTTTTTGCTTTTCGTATTTGACGTAGAGTTCTTCAAAACGTTCTGTATTTCTATAGAAGGCTTCGTAGAGGTCTGGGACTTCATTAGGATCGAAGAAGGTGATATCCTCCTTGTTTTTAAATCGTCTCCAGAAGAAGGCGGAAAGGACCACACCGTAGTCCATGTGTCGGACTCGGGTTTCTTCTGTTCCTTGGTTGTTCTTGAGCACAATGAGATCATCGAATTGAAGATGCCAGATAGGATAGAACACAGTTGCTGACGCATTTCTAATACCTCCTTGTGAACATGAACGTAGGTCGCCGAACCATTTCTTTAGGAACGGGATCATACCAGTGTGTTGTATCTCTCCACCACGGATGGGAGAACCTAAACTTCTTAGTCGGCCAATCTCTAAGCCAATGCCAGCACGTTTGCTAGCATACTTGGCCATCATTTCACCACTAGCAAATATAGAATCGAGGTCGTCATCACTACGGATAAGAACGCAACTACTAAACTGTTTAGTTGGAGTGCCAAGCCCAGCCAGCACAGGAGTAGCAAGAGTAAAAAGACCATCACTGGCAGCATTATAGTACTCTTTGATATAACGCATACGAGCAGCATTAGGTTCTTCTTTGTGGAACACAGTAGCGGCCGCAACCATGTATCGAATTTGTGGAGTTTCATATGTTTGTTTAGTACTACGGTTTTTAACAAGATATTTCTCAATCAACTGCTCTATGGCGGCATAACCATACTGTTCATCTTTGTCATGCTCCAACATGTCTTCCATCTTGTTCCAATCTTCTTCTGTATACCACTCGAGGAGTTCGGCGGTGTACAGGCCAATGCCTACATTCCTCTTTACGATTTCATATAAGGGAGGTACTGCGTAAGAACCATATACATCTTTACGCAACATCGATAATCGTTGTTTACCTGCTACGTATTGATAGTTTGTATGTCCAATGTCTGGATTACTTTCAAAATCAATTAGATCAACTATTGCTCTTAGAGTGATACCGTCGATTTCTTCTGTAGTAATTCCGTCATAGAAGTGTGGCTGAGCTTTGATCTCAATCATACTTTGACTTACGTCTGCAATGCCTTTGCAAACTTTGGCAATCTGTGCCTGCCATTTCTCAACAGCTAACGGTTCTTTTTGCCCGCTTCTTTTAATAACCGTAATACTCATTCGTTTAATCTCTATATAATTGTTTTGGTCTGGTATTTATTACAAGCTAGACTTAGACCAAATCAACGTGGTATCTAAGTCATTTAATTTTTCTACACTAACAACAGCCTTGTATTCTAGATTAAGTATGTACTTTTTATCAACTAGTAATAGGTATTGCGGTTCTACTTTTTTTGGGAATATGAATTTATATATCTCGCATTCTGTATCAATAAAACGTTGTGTTAACTTAATAGTGTACAGCATTCCAAGGGTAATTGCAAGATCGTCAAGGTGTAAATCCAAAATAAGATGCCATGGGTCAGGCCATTTTTTAGGAGATTGGGGATCTAGATAAGGACTAACAAATGGAGCATGGCTCCAAAGTTCAGCGACATCTTCTAAAGGATGCAGACTTGTTTCTAGTGCGTCTCTGAACTCTTTCCATTGTGTTAGTCTATCGTTTCCGTAGACATCAAACACCGTAGGCCACATCAAAAGAGATGGACCCTGTTAGACCTGTGGCCAGAGGGTTCTTATATGATAGGACAACAGTATCTACTACTGCTGCGGTTGAATCGTCGCCTGTAGTGTTGCTGGTTTTGGCAACATTAAATTCAAAGTTCGTCATAAGAGCTCCTCCTGGGGATATTAAATAATTTGGTGAGTATGTAAAGTTATCTGTAATTGTGATGTTAGAGCCATTATCGCCAGGTGATAAATCGTCACCAATTACAAATGTCAACAATCCATATCGAGTATGTTCGCCTAATTTAAGAGAATAGTTTAGTGTTGTAAAATTGTTCAATGCTGAAAATGCTGCCAGCGGTCTGAAACTATCAGATAGATATATTAAAGAATAATTTTTATCTGTTAACTTAACACTAGAACTGTTATAAACTTCTGTAAATCCTGCTGTTAATCCTGTTGATGTAATCCCAGCGGCCTGCTGACGATCACTAGTACAGTCAGCGACAACGTTGTTATTGTATTCACTAAAATAAACCATAGGAGTGGACGGATTTGCTGCGGTATTAATTCCATTGCCTACGTTTTTAAACTTACATCTTTGTATAAGTGTGTTGTAACCATTGGTTGATCTAAATGCTTGAGATGCAATTTCTTCAAACTCGCAATCAACAATTCTCCAATCGTTTCCTTGTGTAGCTACACCATCTATGTATATGGCGGTATCATTAACAAAGAATTTTGAATTGTAAAATTTTATAGCAGTACTGAATGTGTCAGACTGGAGACATTTTACAGAGATACCATTACCTTCAAAGTGGCAATTGTTAAACGTAATATTATCGACTCTGGTTCCAACTAAATTATTCTGCAAAAACAGTGCCGACGGTTCTGTTGCCAATGTAATAGCATTGCCTAATACGTATTCCCCTAAGAACTTTACCTTATTGAATTCTGAATCTGCAATACCAGATAATGTTACTTGACCCGTTGTTCTAGAAATTGTTAGGTTAGAAATATTAACATTCTTTGGTCTATTTGTGCTGTCAAACTCTGCTAACTCTAACCCAGTACTGGTAATAAAGCGAATATTATTTGCACCAATATTTAAAACTGCGCCTAATTGTGTTTCACCTTGTATGATAACGTCACTGGGAATTGCAAGGTCGCTGGAGAATAAATATTCACCGTTTGGCACTACTAATACTTTTCTAAAATTAGTGTTTACGTTTGTAAACAATTCAGAAAATGCTGTTTGAAATGCAGTTACACTATCAGTAGCACCATCACCTACTGCACCAAAGTCACTGACACTAACTTGAATTTCGTCTAATTTGTTTTGTAAGCTGCGAGGAACACTGAGTGTAATAGAAGTGTCATTGTAGGCAAATTGATAACTGCCGGCTAGATCTAAAATATTATCATGTTCTGTTAATATCTTTGTGTTGCCAACATAGGGAGCACCTTCTAGCACACTGCCGTTGCCGATATACAGTTCTTGGCTGTCAACTGCCCAAGCAAATTCAGCTGAGCTTAGTTGTGGAATTCCACTGTTTGAGTTTTTTTGTCCTCTACGGACTTGTATGCGACTTATTTGAATCACTGCCATTTTATTGTTCCTCTACGATGTTATATTTATCGTACCAAACACGCTTTCCATCTACTAATTTCCATGTTTGTCCCTTACAGCCGTTATCTACAATAATTTTACCACGATTATTTTCGTAAGGTAGTAGTTCTGGCATATCACTGCGTCTAATACGCCAGCCTTTTGTTTGTTTTTGAAACAAATGACTTTTAGGATTATTAAATGCAGTAGGCATTGACTTATCCACTCCGTGTTCGTCGCACCATTTGCTTATGTTTTGAACATAAATTTCAGTTGGATCGTCGAGACGACTAACGTACCATCCTTTGGTACGTTTAGTTGCTTGCTGAGAGTGGAACTCTTTTTGTTCTTCTTTTGTTAAAGAGTGAAACCATTGGGTTGCACCTTTGCATTTGTGATTGCTGTAGTCAATCTTATCGTAGGGAATAAACTTGCTTAGATCCCCACCTTCTCCACCTGATGCAAGGTTATAAGACTGCGGATCGTTGACCGCATTGGTTTTTGCAATCCAATACTGTTCACGTTTGTTTAGCAGTTCAGGAGAATCGATAGTCTCAAGTATAATTTTTTCAAAGTTTTCAAGACCGTACTTGCCCTGTGCTTGTTTAAGCAACTTGCCGCTACCCATGTATGTAGGGTCTTTGCCGTTAGTTTTACCTATGTACCACTTTCCGTTTATTTTGTTGATAATCTTGTATATTTGCATACAACTATTTAGTTAGATAGTTGTACTATGGGCATTTATCTAGCTAGGGCGTAATATTCTTCAATTTTATCCCACATCATAGATTCATATTTTTTCCATTCGGCGCCCTCAACTACAAATTCTTGATATGTTGATTCTCCAATCTCTCCAGTTATTTCATTAACCGGCGGTT